ACGACGGCGCCGCTTCGTGGCATCCTTCGGTGCGGGGTCTGCGGATGCGCGATGCAATACACCTGGTACAAGAATAGTTCGCGGCGCTACGGCTACTACTGCTGCTCGAAGTCGAAGAAGTCCGGAACGCCCGAGTGCGAGATCGGGCGCATCCCGGCCGGCGAGGTCGAGAGAACGGTGTTCGCCCAGCTGGGGAGGATCCTGCAGAGCAGGACGTTCGCGGGAATGCTGGCCGCGGCGGGCGGCCTCTCCGAGGAGGACATCCGCGGGACTCTCGCGAACTTGCCACGGTTCTGGGACGAGCTCTTCCCGGAGGAGAAGCGCCGGCTGGTGCAGCTCCTGGTGGAGCGGGCGGAGCTGGGGCGGACCGGACTGGACATCGTGCTTCGGACCGCGGGATGCCGCGAACTGGCGAAAGGACTCCTTCAGGATGACGACGACGCGAATGCTTGAAAACGGGAACGTGGCGGTTCACGTCGACTTCTCCATCCGGCGCGTGGAGAACCGCCGGCGAATCGTCTATCCCGATGGAGGAAACGCGGAGGCGGTACGTCCGATGCTCGCGAAGATCGGACAGGCGAGGCGCTGGGCCGCGATGCTCGAAGAAGGGCGATACGCGAAGGTGTCGGATCTCGCCCGCGCGCTAGGGATGGATCGCTCGAACCTCGTCCGGGAACTCGAACTGGCATGGGTGTCGCCGCGGATCGTCCGCGCCATCGCCTCGGGCCGGATTCCGGAGAGCCTCACGCTCTGCCGGCTCTACGGAATGCGAACACCAGACTGGAAGGAGCAGGAGCGATTCGTCGAACTCGACGAAGATCCGTGAGATGATTCCGGCCGGAAACGGACCGCAGGAACGCCCGGGAACGCCCGGGCGTTCCTGCTTTTTCCGGCCGATGGGGTTCCCGACCCGGGGCTCAACCCCGGCCGGAGAACCTCGTCCCGTATTCGAACAATGGCGTTGATCGCCCCGTAGCCACGGCATTTCGACAGGGTTCGCAACTCCGACGACGCCCGCGGTTTTTACCGGGCGGGTTCATGTGTGGCGCCAATCGGCAATTCCGCCGAAGCGCCGGAGCCAAAACACATGAACGAAGAAAAGCAAATGAACGGGAAGCCCGACCAGGACTTCCTCACCGTGGGCGTGCTCCGCACGCTCGACAATATGACGACCTACGTGGTCGTCCGAATGAAGCTGCCCAACGAGGCGAGGGAAGACATCTGGCAGGATCTGGCGCTCGCGGCCCTGAAGGCCCGCGACAACTTCCGGCCCGCCGCCGGCGATCCGGACGCCTGGGACCGATTCGCCGGAACGGTCATCCGGAACGCGGCGAAAGACATGCTCCCGGCCTTCTATCGCGAGGCCGCGCGCCGGGCCGAGCCGATGCTCCCCGTCCGGGATGGCGACTCGGAGGACGAGGGACGCGAACCGCCGGCCGCGGAGCCCGAGGATCCGAACGCGGACGTGTACCGCGATCTCTCCCGGATCGAGCTGCGCGAACGGATCGCATCGCTCGAGCCGAAGCTCCGGGATGCCGCGCGGCTCCTGATGGACGGCCTCGCGATCTCCGAGATCGCCGGACGGATCGGCGTCGCGAGGTCGTCGCTCTACCGCTACATCCTGCCGGAGCTGCGCAAGGCCCTCGCGGAGTTCGCGGGTGCGTTCTGACGATTCCGTCCCCGCGCCGGTGACTTTCCGGCGCGGGGACGGAACGACGCGACAGTCCACCCGCCGAAAGGGGTAAACCCCGAGTGAAAGGAGACCCGAAAACATGCACATCCCATCCTGCTTCATCCACGTTCCCGCCGAGGAATACCACGCCGACGCGCGCGCCGGCAAGTTTCTCTCGAGCCATCTGCTCGGCGATTTCCGCCGGAGCCCTTCCCTCTACCACAAGAAACTGACGGGCGAGATTCCCCCGTCGGAATCGCCTGCGCTTCTTCTGGGACGTGCGGCGCATTCGCTCATCCTCGAAGGACGCGCCGCGTTCGACGAGGAGTTCCGCGTGTCCAACGGCCCCTTGAACCCGAAAACGGGCGAAGCCTACGGCCGTCTCACCAAGGCATATGCCGAGTGGGCGGCCGAGCAGACTCGCGCCGTCGTTTCCGAAAAGGACTTCGGCTTCCTCGTGAAGCTGCAGAGAGCCGTATGGCTCAACCGCGTCGCATCGGAGCTGCTCGCGGAAGGATTCGCCGAAGGGACGGTGCGCCGCGTCTACTGCGGAACGCCCTGCCAGATCCGGTGCGACTGGTTCGGCCCGGCAGGGCTCGTCGACCTGAAAACCTGCGACAGTCTCGACTACTTCGAGGGCTCGGCCCGCGCCTACGGATACGTCCACCAGATGGCGTTCTACCGCGCCATCCTGCGCGAAGCGACGGAAGAAACGGTTCCCGTCCACCTGATCGCGGTCGAGAAGAACGAACCGCTCCGCTGCGGCGTGTGGCGCGTCGCCGACGCCGTCCTCGACGAAGCCGAACGCCAGAACGCGGCCGCCATCGCGCGGCTTCTGGAATGCCGGCGAACGGACACGTGGCCGACCGGCTACGAGGATGTCCGCCTGCTCTGCGACCTCTAACCCACAACCCGGAAAGGAAACACGCATGTCCCTCATGGAATCCATCACCACCGAAAAGACCGACCTTCCCCCTCGCCTGGTCGTCTACGGCCGACACGGAGTCGGCAAGTCGTGCTTCGGGGCGTCCTCGCCGAAACCGCTTTTCGCGCAAACGGAAGACGGACTCGGACAGCTTCCCGTCGCGAAGTTCCCGCTGGCGACGTCCTTCGACGACGTCATGGCCGAGCTTGCGGCCGTCCGCGACGAGAAACACGACTTCCAGACGATCGTGCTGGACACAGCCGACTGGCTCGAGCGACTGATCCACGACAAGGTCTGCGAACAGTTCGGCGCGTCGAACATCGAGCGGGCGGACGGAGGCTACGGCCGCGGCTACGTCCAAGCGCTGGGGCTCTGGCGCAAGGTTCTCGCCGTCCTCGACGAAATCCGCGCCCGGCGCCGCATGATCGTCCTGGTCCTCGCGCACTGCAAGGTGGAGCGCTTCGAAGATCCCGAGAACCAGAGCTACGACCGCTACTCGCCGCGGCTCCAGAAACTCGCCGGCGCCCTCCTTTGCGAGTGGGCCGACGCGGTGCTCTTCGCCACGCAGCGGATGCGAGTCGACTCGGCGACCGGAAAGGCCGCCCCCATCGGCGCCGGCGGCGGCCAGCGCGTCCTGCGGTGCATCGGCGGCCCCGCCTGCGTCGCCAAAAACCGGTTCGACCTCCCCGCGGAAATCGAACTCTCGTGGCAGTCCTTCGTGGACAATCTCGGCAAGGGGGCCGCCCGTGGATAGCGCGCCCCACTTCATCCGCCTCAAATACCCGGCCCCCTGCGACCGGTGCGAGGGCACGATCCAGGCGGGCGAATGGGCGGCCGTGGTCTTCTGCGAAGAGAACGGCACGGCCCAGTTCTACCACAAGACCTGCCCGACCGCCGGCGCTTGCGTGGAGAACTCCAAGCCCGGGAAGCCCGGGCTTTTCTCCCGCGCGCTGCGGCGCCGTTCCAAACGCGGCGCGATCACGCTCGCGCCCTGTCTCGCCTGATCCCCCACCCCGAACAAACGGAAAACGAACATGGCCATCCTGAACTTCAACGCGACCGACGTCGCCCCATCCGCGCCCCTCGAGGCGCTTCCCGCCGGCACCTACGAGTGCGTGATCACCGATTCCGAGATGCTGCCCACCAAGGCCGGCAACGGGCAGTTCTTGAAACTCACCTTCGAGGTCTCCTCGGGCGAACACGCCGGCCGGAAGCTCTGGGCTCGGCTCAACCTCGACAACCCATCGAAGACCGCGGTCGAAATCGCCCGCGCCGAACTCTCGGCGATCTGCCACGCCGTCGGCGTCCTCACGCCGCAGGACAGTTCCGAACTGCACAACCTCCCGCTCCTCGTGACGGTCAAGGTCCGGCAACTCGAAACCGGCGCGGTCAACGACATCAAGGGCTATGCCGCCGTGAAGCGGGCGCCGGCGCCCGCTCCGGCCCCGAAGTCCGCCGCGACGGGCGTCGCGCCGTGGCAGCGGTAGCGTTCGAGCTGCCCTGGCCCCCGAGCCTCAACCACTACTACCGCCACGTCGGGCCGCGCGTCCTCGTCTCGAGGACGGGACGGCGCTACCGCGAAGGCGCCGTGGCGAGGCTCCGGGGGCTTCTGCCGAAGCCGCTCGACGGCCCCGTCCGGCTGGTCGCGGAGTTCTACCCTCCCGACTTCCGGCGGCGGGACGCCGACAACCTCCTCAAGATCGTCCAGGACTGCTTCACCTCCGCCGGACTCTACCATGACGACTCCCAGATCGCCGAACTGCACGTCTTCAAGCGAGAACCCGTCCCGCCCGACGGACTCGCACACTTCGAGCTCGGCCCCGCCTGAAACGGGCGTCGAAGCCGAACTGGCCGCGCGCGACGCCGCCGAACGGGCGAAGCGGGAGGCGCGCCGCGAACGCATCCGCAGGGTCCGGGAATACCTCCGGGCGCTCGACGACCCCGCGCTGCGGAAGGTCGCGTTCCTGTTCTGCCGGGGGCTGCCGGAGGATAGCGTCCGCCGGATGGCGGGGCTTTCGTTCGCGGAGCTGCAGGAGGCGAAGAACCGGCTCAGGCAGGGGCTCGTGGAAGCCGGGGCGGGACCGGGGGCGTAGCCATGCTGTCGCTGCGGCCCTACCAGAGGGAAAGCGTGGAAGCCGTCTACAAGGCGCTGCGCGAGACGGACGACAACCCCTGCGTGGAGATCCCCACGGCCGGCGGCAAGTCGTGCTGCATCGCGCAGGTCGCGGCGGACGCCGTGAAGAACTGGAACGGCCGCGTGATGATCCTTGCGCACGTCCGCGAGTTGCTGGAGCAGAACGCCGACAAGATCGCAAAGCTCTGCCCCGGCATCCCGGTCGGCGTCTACAGCGCCGGACTCGGCCGCCGGGACACGGAGCAGCCGATCGTCGTCGGCGGCATCCAGAGCGTCTACGACAAGGCGGAACTCTTCGGCCGGCGCGACCTGCTGATCGTGGACGAGGCCCATTTGATCCCCTCGAACGGCGAAGGCCGCTACCGCAGCTTCCTCGAGGCGATGAAGCGGCTGAATCCGCTCGTGCGCCTCGTCGGGTACACGGCGACGCCGTTCCGCCTGGACGGCGGCGCGATCTGCAAGCCGGAGAACCTGCTCAACCGCATCTGCTACCGCGCCGAGATCAGGCCCCTTATCGCTCAGGGCTACCTGTCCCCGCTCACGAGCAAGGCGGGGCATTCCTCCATCCGGCTCGACGGCCTTCGCGTGCGCGCGGGCGAATTCGTCCAGGAAGAGGTGGAGGCCGCCGTGGACAACGCCGACGCCATCGACACGGCCTGCGGCGACGCCGTGCAGCTGGCCGCCGGAAGGAAGACGGTCATCGTGTTCTGCTCCTCGGTGAAGCACGCGCTGCACGTCGCGAAGAAGCTGCACGAGCTCACGGGCGACGAAACGGCCGTACTCACGGGCGAAACGTCCTC